CGTTTCTTCTCTACGCCATATCTTGCGCCAAGAAAGAGTCCGCAACATAGCCTGCGGTGTCAATGCTCATATCCCTGGCAATTGAGGCAATGTCCTCAAGAACGCCTGGGGTGTCGCGCAAAAGATAAAGAACTGCACCAAACCTCTCGCGGTTTGCTGACACATCAATACACGTGTCATATAAATGCCAGAGCAGCTTCTCAACGTTGCCGAACACGGCTGTGCAAGTGGTGGTGTCAATAAGGTGTGACGTAAAGTCCGCCTCATTCTCATGTCTCTCGACATCACGCGAGCGCACTCCGAAGTGGAGTAGGCGCCCTTCGTCGAAATTCTCATCTCCCACTAGATCATCTCCAGCACAAGTCCAGCCTTTGCATCCGCCATAAGCTGCCATAACTGACCTAGCGAATGTGTTCTGAGCAGTAGTAGAGAGCTGTCCTGACGCTGTAACGCCATACTTGAGGACTTGCCATACTTCGCCTTGATTGTTGATAACGTGGCTGCATAGAATGTGGGCATATCGTCTCACTAATCGTCCCACATCGTCGTTGGAGCAATTGTCAGCTCGGCGCTCACCGTCACTATGGATGAAGATTCCGTCCACAGATAAGTCGAAAGCCGTAGCATCACTCGTAACGTTGTTTCTTGCAATTCCTTCTTGCTCAAATGCTCTCACGAGGTGTCTCAGCCCCTCAGGGCTGTGTCCCATGCCAAGAGCTGCGCAAGTCAGCTTGCCAATCTGGTAAGCATCCACGTGGGCTGCGTTGTCCGCCTTATGCAGTAGCGACTGGACAGTGATGTCAATAAGGCTACACCCCCAGATCAATCTGAACCTGCCTTCTGCCGTCTTCTGCGGCGAGTGTTCTTCGGCCTTCATAAAGATGTCCTTCACATCAGCGCAGCCGTACTTGACCAGCTCCACAGCGTCGAGCTCCTTCAGTTGCTCTCCTGCCACGGCTAGTAAGATAACCCTGCTCAGCGCCAAGTCTACGACCTCTTCGGGGTGATGCTTCACCCAGGCTGACTTCTTCATGTTGCGGTAACGCGCACTGATTCCCGAGGACTTATCCTCAAAAGCGAGGAACGTCTTCAGAAAACCCAATTCTCCCTCTTCAAGGTAGCTCTGGAACTGGTAGCCCTCGATGCCCGCGGAATATTTCTCACGGACAAGTTTTACAGCAGCATCGAAATCCTCTTGTTGCTCGCTGTTCAGCTGGGGAGCTGTGGCAACAGCGAGTTTCGCCTGTGCACGCAAGGATCTGTCAATGTTCTTCTTGGTGCTGGCGGGGATTTTGTATTCTCCCTTAATGCAACCATGCCGCTTCTCCTCAAAATACTTTCCTGCCAGACCCTTGAGACGTTGTTGTAACTCTGTCTCATGGTCTCTAGCCTTCTTAGGTTTCCCCGTCCCCTGAGCAGCATAGCTGCCAACTCGGAGGAAGTAGGGGTTCCCGTTCTTGTCTGGAATGACGTCTGTAAGATTTCCTTCAAGCCACTCCGGTGCTACTTTTCGCATGTAGTCCACCAGAAGTGAATTTGATGGCACGGCCAGTACAGCTTTCAATCTGTCCCTGACATCTCCAGATGCTTCTTCAGCGTAGTAGGATATCTCCTTGAGAACTCGCGACGTATCGCCGTTCAGGAGACCGTACTTCCACTCCTTAACCTTCCTGTCAAGGTCAATTCGATTATGCTGAATAGCAACAGATAACGCTTCCATTTCAATGCCGGGAGTCGACCCGCCATTCATGGCTCCATCCAAGGCATCAGAGCCGAGGCTCTCGCCTGGAAGTTGCCAATTCTGTACCGGTGGCATGACCACCGCGGGGGGCAACCTTATAAGCGGTTTGTTACATATCTTCTTGGTACGGGCGTGCCCGTGGACCATTTCGTTGTCATGATCCTCTGCATCGGACATTAAGCTATCAAACTCGCTCTGATCATCATCATAATCCTGCAAGTATTCAGCCCACATCCGTGCAGCCCGCTCCTTCTTGCTCTCGCGAGACTCGCCCGCGCAGAGGCTGTCTCCCCACTGCTTTATTCGCTCAATTAGGGGTGACTTGACCAAACCAAGGTGTGCAAGGTTCGCCGTAATGGCGTCTGTATGCATAAACAAATTGGTATGGCCTCGGTGCTTCTTCAGTGAATGAGCTGGTGTTCCCAGCCACATCCCTGCTAATTTGGGCCCATTCTGGACAACTACTACGCCAGATGAACTGGCTCCCGGTTGTGACACAATATAGGCCAATGCTAGGCCCAAGTTGTGAACTTTTGTAAGGCCTTCCGGGATTGATCCATCCTCTTTGATAACGCTTCCGAAATCATCGTTGGAATAAGTAATAGTACCTCGCTGCAACTCGTAGTTGCGCGTCAGGTCCCTGTCTTTGTATGTCTTGACTCCGATCATCGAGATCTCATCCTTCTCAAGTGGAATAGCCATAAAGTCCAAGAAAGTGCACGTATGCTTCTTCTCGTCCCACTTAGGTGCTCCATATGAATCCAAATAATGGGCTCGATCCATCCCGACCCGGACCCCGACCTGTCGGCCTGGTCCCGCTCCATCGGAATTTGTGCCCTTCACAACTAAATGCGAAAGGCCGGCTGTTTTGTGCCTGGCCATAACCAGGATGCTGTCAATCACAATACCCGACGAGAACAAGTTCATAGCCGGATCGTGAACCAACACCTGGCCCTTCTCAAGGAAGGCTGGTCGCGCAGTGCTTGAGAGCCCTTGTAGGGCGCTCTCGCCAGGCGATAAATCTTCGGGCGCAGCAGGCTCAATAATCTCCCACTGGTGGGCCGTCTTCTCCAAACCATCATGATCGATGGTGGTGACTCCACCTGTCAACTTCACCCGACTAGTAGACATGTCTGCGTGACGAACAAAGTCCTTCCCGTTCCATCGGAAATATCCAATCTTTGTAGGAGGGCCATCTAGCACGCAATCCACCGGTCTGGCTGTTAACCAACGCCGAATGCACATAGCGATGTACTGCACAGCCGCGCACAATGGTGCAACGACTAAGGCAACCAAATAAGCTGTCAGCACGCAGCTGCGCAGCAAATATGGGTAAAGACATGTCCAAACCCTTGATCGCACGCAAAACATTAGGTAAATCCCCAGCGCAAAACAGAGCTGCGCATAAACGCGCACAGCTCCTGGCTCGAGGTCTACCCCAATTTCAGTCAACATCATCTCAGCTCTCACAAGCATGTTCTCACCGGGCTTCCGCCAATATAGCTG